TCCGTGTGAAAATTTTCTAATAAATTCTTTTCTATTTTTTACATCTTCTGTTATTCTGTCCCACTCTTTTGAAGCATATTCAAGACAACGATCAATGTAATCAAATTTTAACTGCTCTGTTTCTTTTAATAATAATTGTTTTAATTTCATTTGTTTTTCCTTTGTTTTCATTATTAATATCTTTCAACTATTTAAAGTTAAGAAATAAATAATATATGGTGCAAATAAAAAAAGGAAGTTTTTTACACTTCCCCTTTTTATTGTTTATTAATTGAAATATCTACCCACCAAAAGATATTGTGATTGTAGGATCATACATATATTTAGAACAGGAATCATCATAGTATTCTAAAAATGTAGGTGCTATATCTACTGTACCTTCTAAAAACCCTGAAGTATCGTTATTTTCTTCAATAACAAATAAATCTCTATCAACTACTCTAATTTTAGTATCATCTTCAAGTTCTATAACAACTTTATAAACTTGAATTTTAGCACCAACTGATCTTTGTGTTTTTATTAGTTCTATATCCCATTCTATTGTAGCTTTTCTAATATCAGGATTTGATACTATTTGTTTTGATCCACGTCCCACATTGATTTTTTTTGTTTTAGGATAATATGATAAATTGTGAAGTCCTCTTAATCTTGTTTTCATTTGTTTTTCCTTTGTTTTTATTTATTTATATAATTAGATAAAATTTCTTTTGCTTCTTTAAATGTTGAGCAAGTATTTACAACCATCCAATCGTGAGGAGTTCCGTGTATTGTTTCTTTTGTTTCATAAACAACCCAATATTTATTGAAATCATAGGATAATTGATAGTAAGTATCATTTAATTTATAATCATACTCACCTGCTATTTTTGATGTTTGAATATCTTTTATATTTATTTTTGTTTTCATTATTTTATTTATTGAAAGTTTTAATATACAATTCTTCTATAGCTGTTAAATGATCTTGTAATTGTTTTTTACTATTAAAATTAATTTTTGAGGGTTTTTCTCCAAAAATAATTTCTATTGTATCGATTACTAAATATTCATAAATATTATTATTCTTATCAATATTAAGTTTAAAAACAATATTTGTGTTTGTTATATCATTACAATCATTTAAATATTTTATTATTTGTTTTATTTTTTTCATTTGTTTTTCCTTTATTTTCATTTGTTTATCTTTCAACTATTTAAAGTTAGGGAATAAAATAATATCAATGCAACTATTTTTTTTAAATAAAATGGTAGAGATGATTATTTTATACGGATGTATGGGGGATTTGAGGAGTTCACCTCTACCAAGTTTCTTTGATTTTGCACGAAAACTGCCATAAATCAGGTGCTTGTTGTGTGCAACTGAAACTGTTTTGATCAAATTTGCATACTGTGTAGTAATCTTTTGTGCTATCAGGCTGAAATACAAATGGTAAATATCCTTGTGTTCCATATAAAACTCTTGATGTAAAATCATTTCTTATACCACTCCAACCACCTGCAATATTATCATCGCCACCACCTTCTTGAACTGCATCCCATCTCCACATTGAATTACCTGATGAATAATCTTGTTGGTAATCTGTTTCACTTATGTAAGAAAAAGTTAAATCCCATACTTTTCTGCCTGAATTTGCTTCAGGATGACTAATCCCTGATGGATGTGGTCTAAATATTTGATATGGTGGATAATCTACATACGATGCACCTGTTGTGTGTCTTTTGTTATATAAGGTATTGCCACCTTTAGTTTGCGTAATATCTATGCCATCATATTCAACTGTATAATTATATTCCAAATTAGCTGAATGTGGCATTGTATAGTGCCAACCATAAGTGATACCACCAATAGGTTTTCTTACTTCTGTACCTGTTAAATTTAATGCAGTTAAGTTTATTTGCCTTGCTTTAGCTGTTATTTTTGTACCGTCATCTTGCTGAACTTCCATTCTGTCGTCAGTATGATTAAAAAATGTTACAGGTAAATCAGCATTAGTATCATAATTATTTGTTTTTCTTATCAAGAATCCACCTGTTTGTGATGCTGTTATTTGATTTGATGAAACTTCACAATTAAAAAATTCACAATTATCATAATTTGGAAAAGTATCATTAACATCTTGATTAGGTTCTATTATATAGGCTTCATTAATTGCAAACTTCATATTTTGATCAAAACTTTGTGCCATCATACCAAAATAATCAATACATTTTGTCCATCTTGAGTCGCTAAATGCCATAACCATTTTAGGCATTGTTGTTCCAAGTATTACTTTAATATTTTTCGGCTTTTTATAATTTAAAAAATGAAGATCATAAGCATTTACACCTAAATCTTCAAAAGTTTCTGCATAAGATATTGCACCTACACTTTGAGCAAGTGATGGCATATCTATAAAAAATCTTGGTTTAACTAATTTCATACTGTATAACTCTTATTATAATTTTCATATTCTCCTGCTGAATCCCACAGGCTATAAGTTTCATTCCAATAAGATATGTGATTATTATAACCCTTGCCGATTATTTTATTTTTATCAAAATCCATACCTAATACTTTGTTTATTTTTAAAGTTCCTGTATAATCAAATACATCGTAGTTTAATGGTGTATTATCAGAAGCCCATATTACTAAAATGTAATTATCTTTTTTTAAATTCCAACCTTCAGGTAATTTAGGAATAATTGTTGGATTTCCTGTAAAAGAAATTTGCAATCCATTTAATTGTCCATTTGATTCAACACTAAATGTACCATCTCCATAATAATAATTAAAATTATGTAACATTAATAACCACCTCCACCTCTGCCACCACTACCAACATCTTGCCCATCATCATCTTGTGATTCTGTTCTTGGTATTACATCATCAGTTGGTAAAATATTAGTTGGCTTTAATACTTGATCTATTTCTTGTTCTAATGGTATTTTCATTCCTGATCTATTCAATTCAGTTTGTATATCATCTTGTTGTTCAACAGGTAAATTTTTATGTAATTGTAATAATTTAAATGTGATTTTATTTATATTTTTGACTGTTTCCATTATCATAAAATATGGGTATATATCTTGACCATTTCTGTTATTTATTATTGTATAATCTTCACCATACAATTTTAAGTTATTTATTAATCCATCAAATTTAACAACATCACCCACTTCAAATTTTAAATATCTTAATGGTAAATCAACTGTAATTATATTGTGCTGATTGGCATACCAAGATAATAAAAAATTTCTTAATAAATTTGCAGTTTGTTCTTGTTGTATATATTCAGCTTCCAAATCTAATGTGCTTGTTCTATGATCTTCTTCTAACCCCATATAAGCATTGTCATATCCACTAAAATATTGTGAAGCTGTCATATAATCTGTTGCTTTTAAAAAATCACCTGTTATATTATCTTTGCCATAAATTATTTTAATTTTAGTCTTAATATCATCAATTTTAGTTCTATCAAATTTGTAATTGATTATATCTCTAATTTCTATTGTTTCAGCATCCTCATCAAAATATTCATCTTTTATTGTGTTAAATCCAAAAGTTCCATCATTTCTGAACTTTGGAAAGAATTTACTTTGCTTTGCTATATTTTCTATTAATTTTTTAGAATTTATTTTTTCAGTTTGGCTAATACTAAAATAGTATCCATTACTTTCTTCTCTTGCTATTTCCAATTCATTTTGTTTTATTTTATCTACATCAAATCCAATATCATTTATCAACAAATGTCTTAAAATATCACAAGGCAATTCAATATTGTTATTATTTAATACTATGCCAACACCCACATCAAAAGCAAGATCATCAATATCTAAATCATTTTGTAAATATATTTCATAGTTATTAGCATTTTCATTAATATTAATATTTTCAATAATAGAATTAATAATAATTTCTTCATTATTCAATGTTGTTATAACATCAATATTATCTCCAACTTTTAAATCTTCAATAAGTAATGGATTTGTGTTAATATTAGCACTTAATTTTTTTAATGTAAAAATATAACCAACTTGATCTGTATCAATAGTTGTTTTTCTTATATAATTTAAATCGTAATCTTCTCCTGCATTACCTTTTCTTCCATTAGTATCAACATAAAAATCATTATCAAATAATTTGGCATTTACAATTCCAAATTCAACATTATCAAAACAATAAAATTTTGTATCTAATCCTACATTATTATTATTAATATATAAATCGTGAGGTCTAATATTTTCAGGTATAATTTGCAAAGTCATTAAATCCAAACCTCCTGATATACCAAAATCATCATTACCATAAATATTATTTAAATTTTTATTAAAATTAAAATTATTATCATCATCATAATTCCAATTTATAATATGATTTTCAGTATTATTAGCAGATTTTTTATAAAATTCTATTCTTATTTCAGGCTCATAATTAAAACCAAATTGAGAATATGCGTGAAAAGTTTTTTGTAAGTTAAAAGATATTTTAGGATAACTAAAAACGTGAGTATATAAATCACTTTGAGGTACAGGATCATATTTTAATTTTAATGCAATGAATCGCAAATTAAACCAAGTCCCAAATCCATAAGGATCTTGAGATTGAACAACTATTTTTGATTCTCTGTAAATTCTGCAATCTATTTCATCAGTACCATCATAAGAACTTATATAGGAGTAATTTGTTTTTTTTGCATCATATAAATTTTGTTTATCATTAAAAAATAATTCATTATTATGTAATTGAGAAAGTGGTGATGAGATAAAGTCACCATCTTCATAAGAGTTTTTTCTTACTTCATCGGTGCTTTGATCTAAACTAATTTCAGGTTTGTGAAATACTTTTATTTCAGCCATACTATCTGCTATTGGATTTAAAGGATTGTCAGTCGTAAATTCATCAAACATCTCTTGAGAATTTGATGCCCCAAAATTTCGTATTATTTTTATATCATTGCTATCTACTTCAACTTGTGAAAAATCAACAAATCCTGCATTTTCCTCACCTAACAAAACCCCACTTTGATCTACTGCATTACTTAAAACAGCATATTTATCTTCTATTAACAATTTCAAAGGTTCAGCATCACGATAATTTTTAAGTTCTAATGTATCTGCTAATACTTGTAAATCTGCTGATTCAGGAATTGAATTTAATACTACTTTATGCTTATACGTTTCACCATAAACAAATGGCACAGGCTTGTTTCTGTACTTTTCTAATACTTCTACATTTGTATCAACTGTTTGTGTTGGCAAATCTTTATGTAAATTTTCTTGTGATAAATCCTCTACTTGCAAACTTATTGTAGTATCATCGTGCGACATTCTTTTAACTTTGCCACTATATACTAACAAACAATCATTTAAATTTTTTGTTGATGTTGTTTTGTAATAAATTAAACAATCTGCATTCATAATATTAGGCAAATTATCACTAAATCTTTTATCACCACCATAAGCTGAATTGCTTATAGATAAAGAAATATTGCTTATTTTAAAATTTCTTTTTTCAAAATCTATTGATTCTCTAATAGATGGGATGTTTAATAACAATGGTTCATAATAATTATCATCCATTGTAACTGCATTTGTTGAAATATAATAATCTATATTGTTCTTGGAAAATACTATAACAGGTATTATTGAAGTATTATTAGATTGTATTGATTGTGTAAATATACCTGATTGATCTAATATCATACACCTAAATCACTCCCACGTCTTACTGCT